AGGGTAGGCGAAGCAACCCGGAGGGTAGGCGAAGCAACCCGGAGGGTAGGCGAAGCAACCCGGAGGGTAGGCGAAGCAACCCGGAGGGTAGGCGAAGCAACCCGGAGGGTAGGCGAAGCAACCGAAGCAACCCGGAGGGAATGGGACGAAGCATGCGCATTGCTCGGCATCGAGGTCGACTTCTCCAAACCGGATGTATATGACACGGACATGGATCGCGAGACGTTGCGTCGCCATTACCGCAAGCAGAGTTTGCGCCTGCATCCTGACAAGAACCCGGCCCCCGACGCCGCCGAACAGTTTCAGCGTATGCGCGATGCGTACTTGTGGCTCGACAGCATGATTGCGTTTGGTAAGCGTCACGATCACGACGAGGTAAACGACTCGGCCGCGGCTGGCAGCAACGGTCTGAGCGCCGCCTTGGCCAAGAGAATATGGTCGTGGCTCGCCGAGGTCTGTGAAACGAAACTGCATGACCAGCTGGTCCGTTGGATCGACCGGTTCGACAAGGACACGCTGGTCCGGGTGCACGAACTGTTGTCCATTGCCGTGGCTTCGAACGTGGTTTCGAGTCCCAATATCCACTCCGTCTTGATTCATATACGCACATTGTTGGCGTCGACTCTGCACGCCAAAACGAAAGAATCGCAAGACACACAGGACGTGCACGTGGTGCTGCGTCCCACCTTGACGGACCTCCTCCAAGACCACGTATATCGCCTACGCCTGCCGTTCACGCACAGCGACGACGACCGCGTGTTCCTGGTGCCCCTCTGGGTCGACGAAGTGGTGTACGACTTGGGTGACGGCCGGGATCTGATTGTCACCTGTGTGCCCGACCTGCCGGAGCACGTCACCCTCGACGAACACCAAAATGTTCACATTGTCCACACGGTGCGTATAGGAGATGTGTGGGGACAAACGCACCTGGACGTTTTGGGCGACCTGGGTTGCTTTGCTTGCCTGCGAAGCAGAGAACTTTCGGAAAGCAAGGGCAGAGAACCTTCGGTCGGTTGGGTGCGGGTGGATCAGCTGCGACTGTCTCCCACGCCCCAGACGGTGTTGGTATCGAATCACGGCGTCCCGATCGCGGCGTCGGGCGGTAAAAAGAGCAGCGGGGCTGAAGTGTACAAGGTCGGTCGACGCGGGTCCGTCTACGCCCACATCGTGTTGATATTATGATCGATTCCAAAATGCCAAATACACGCCTCGGCTGCACCATAGATGTGCCAACGCGTGCGCCGCGACATGTTGAGACGACCCCCAAGCGTGGGTCTCTCCCATGCTCGAATGATGGGACGAGACGCGGTGCGAGATGTAGAAACAGACAAACATGAACACCATGGTCACAAAAAACTCGGACAGGTTTTCGGGGCCACAGCGCAGCAATTGCCCGCAAAGCGGGCTACCTAAGAAAAGCTTGTAACCGATGACAGAGACCACGGTGGCGCGGGCCAGGGCAGCGTCGATGCGGTGGACGACCGTGTTTCGCGAGACGGCAGGATCCCACCAAAACAGGATGGCGACCGCCGTTTGTGATACCAGCATGATCTGAAAGACTGGCGGAACGTGGACACCGTCCATCGCGAACGGCAACACGAATCCGATGCTGGTCAGGACACACACGGTCGGCGGTTTCCATATATTGCACATTTGGGTATGGTAATGTAATGAGGTATTGATAAGTATATTTTTAGGTGTTTTGCTGCCACATGATAGTTCCGTCGAGATATGTCAACGTGTGTCCCTGTGACCACATCGACGGTGGCCCGTGTTTCGCCAATAGCGCCATGATTTGTACCAAGATGGACATAGTGAGGGGTTTTGTCAATACCATATCTGCACCAGCGGCCAGAAGCGCATGACGGTCTTGGGAACATTCGCTCCCCGTCAGTCCAAACACCAGGTTACTGTATCCTTGGTCCCGTAAGCGTCGAATGACTTTTGTACCGTCCATCGCAGGCATGTATTTGTCCACAAAACATAGATCGATGTTACTTTGTTGAGCCGCCGCCGCCGCCATGTCGGATAAAAATAAAGAGGGATCTGTGTAGGATTCGATGTTGGAAAATATCGACTGGGTACCGATGATCTTGCACATCAGTTTGCAATTCAGTGAGTCGTCGTCCAAGATGGCTACACCGTAGGTCTGTCGCGAACGGCGTCGAGGAGGATTGCGGACGGGGAGTGCGAGATCCGGATGATACTTTTGCAATGTCAGGTTGATAATGAACTTGTTGCCAACCGGTTGGGTATATTCATGGGAGATGGATCCGCCATGAAGTTCTATGATGGTCTTGCAAATGTAGAGTCCTAATCCCGACCCACTGGTGGAATTGAACGTTTCAAACAACCGCGTTTTGATGTGTGGCAAAATGTGTGGATTGGTGTCGCATACTTCGATGCGTATATCTTCAAACATAGAGTCTTGTGGTTTATTTATTTTGGACGATTTTGTAGACTTTGATTTTGTATCACTAAACTCTGTTGCGCGTAGGTGACGTCCGGCATGGGAAAAGGTATTTGACCTCGCTTTTTTTTCGCCTAAAGGTAAAGGTACCGACAACCGTAAAGGTGCCTCAGGTGGGGGGGGCGTTCGTGTATCGATTACGCTGTCGGATACAGCGTACAACGACAACCCACCGAAAGGAACGGAGGCGGGTTGTGTATTGGGTTCGCCCCCTCTGGGGACGAACGACTGAGGAACAATATTAATCGTTATTAGCTGTGAACCCCTCTTTTCACTTTTCTTTTCACTTTTCCCGGCAGGTGTTTGGTATTTGACCGCATTTCTCAATAAGTTGATGATGACATGTTTTAGGTTATATGGGTCTCCCCAGTGTTGGGGATGAATGTTTGGATGAATGTAGGTGTCGAACCGGACGCGGGCGAATTCTGGGGTTCTGGGAATCAGGCGTTGGACATTTTCCACCTTAGTTTTCAATGAGAACGGCTCAAACGGATTGAGTTGGATCCGGGAATCTTCAATCACCGAGAATTTGGTCAGGATTTTATCGATGAACACAAAGTTGGAGCGAAGATCTTGGAATAGTTCGGCGCGGTCCATATTCGTTTTTGTTTTCATCTCCGGGTTTGTTTCAGTCCCCGTGTCGGGTTCTTGTTGCAAGAGATCGATCATCATAGACATGGACGCCAACGGGGTCCGTAATTCGTGTACAAAACATTTGAGGTACACGTTGATGTCGATCGTTTTATCGCGATGTCCGTCTTCGCTATTTTCCAACCTCATCAATACAGCATGCGACGTCCGGTCGCTGTTTTCGTTTCCACCTTCTTCGTGCAGGTTTCCTGCCGCCGCACCAAGAATCTCATTAGCCTCTGCCGGGACATGTTTGAGTGGTTGACTAAATATTCCATCCAATAGTTTTGATACTCGACGGATAATAGACGATTTCACTCCCGACGACGACCTTGCGTATGTGGTGGGTGGGACGGACATTATTACCACCACATTACGTACAAACTAAAGTGAGTTGTTAGTGGTGTATATATGGATGCACGTAAAAAAAGAGACGGCGGGGGTGCCGTCGTCTCTTTTTGATTTTTTGTTTTTTTATATACCTTTTGATAAGTCATACCGGGAGTGCGTGTTTACGGGGCCTTCTTCTTGACAATCTTCTTCTTAGGCGCCTCTGCCGCTGCCGCTGCTGCCACCGGTGTAGGAGCAGGAGCTGCCATCACCGGCGCAGGAGCCGGCTCCTCGTGATCGGGCTCGGGCTCATTCTCCTCGTCACTGTCTGGCACTTCCGTGGTTTGCACTGGCTTTGGTGCGGCGGCCGCAGGAACCGACGTAAACACCGATGTGGGTGTAGGTTGCTTGCTCGGCGGCTCCTCCGAGCCCGGCGTCTGCTCCTCCATGGCCGCCTTGTCGCCGGCCGACAGTTGAATCTGGCACCGGCCCATGACCGACACCACCTCACGCGGCTTGACGATGCACTGGAACATCTTCCACGTCAGCCCCCAACCCTTGCCGCCAATCCAGATACCGGTGCACTGCAGGCCGCACGCCACGCGGCTCAACTTGGGCACGAAATCCATCGGCGTCACGTTCTCCATCTCACATGGGAAGATCAGGTTCGACGACGTATCGTAAATCTCGACGCCCCACTTGCCGCTGTAGAACGGCACCTTGGCCCGAATCGACGGCGGACGGGTCAGGTCCACCTTCTTGGTATCCTTGTTTTTGCTGTATTTTAAGAAGGGGAAGAACGTGTGCTTGCACACCTCGCGGCTCATCGCCTCGCCCCACCACGACTCGGCATTCTGGACCGCGTCGTCGAGAATCTGGTTCTCAAACTGCTTGAGCTTCTCCAGAAACTCGTCGGTGGCGGGCGTGCGATACTCGTCGTTGGGGAAGTTCAGCGAGATGCTGTACTTGCCGTCCGACTCGCCCTTGTCGTCGACGAAATCCGAGATACCCCACGTCATCATGAGCGGCGTCGAAATGTGCAGCATGCGGTTGGTCTGCTTGCTGATGATCGAAATCGCCTTGCCGCCCTTGTCGTTGATCTTGGGGGCCATGTACTTGATCGAGGAAGTATCCCAATCGCCGACGGAGAGTACAATGTTCTTGGCAGACATGGTTGTTGTTGAGTGCTTTTAAACTGAGTGCTTTTAAAGGAGTGTTGGTGGTGGTGATTGTGTGGGTACTCTTATATCATGCAGTGTCTTTATGCCGATCAATTTTATGGAACGTCGGAGCCGTTCCATACATAGCTCGTTCGCAATTTTATGGAACGTCGGAGCCGTTCCATACATAGCTCGTTCGCAATTTTATGGAACGTCGGAGCCGTGTCATAATTTTATGGACCCACGCGGAGCACCCGTCACAGGTACAGTCTATAATACTTTATTTTCGGTCGACGGAAGTAATTGGACAAATCCACTCACATGTTTTACAAGCGATGCTACTGCAATTGCATCCTATTAATTTGTATAGATAGATTGCAGATCACCATCTATATAAAGAATTAAATGATATATCTGGAATATATTCTCATTTATCCATTCGTAAAATTCACCATGCCTTCCTACACTCCTCCGTTGATTCCGCCTGCCCCATGCGAAGAGGGTGTCAGCGTCGATAATGTCGTTGTCACAGAGGTTTCGCGTACCAGTACCAAGCAAACGTATGTGACCATTCGCGAGGCGGGACACATGACGTCGCTGCATCCTCATACCCTGCGCAAGTACGCGGACGAGGGGCGCATCCGGTCGTACAAGACGTCGGGTGGGCAGCGTCGGCTTCATCTCGGGGACCTGCAACAAGTCGCCAACGCCACCCGTACGGGGGGCGAGTTGCCCGCCGCGAAGCCCAAGCCCACGCGTGGTGCGCGAAAGTTGCAGAAGAACCTGCCCCGTGTCAACTACATCTATGCGCGTATTTCTCCCCAGTCCCAGTCGGGTTCTACGTTGCAGGATCAGGTGGACGCGGTGATTCGGCAAAACGGCGCCTATGCGGATTATGTGGTGGTCTCGGACGTCGCCACGGGCACGCAGTTCCGTAACAAGGGACTCTTCACGTTGCTCGACGCCTGCGTCCGCGGCACCATCGGCGAGGTGGTGGTGGCCCACCGCGACCGCCTGGGGCGCGTGGCCCTGGACCTTCTTCAGCACCTGATCCAAAAGGCGGGGGGCAAAATCGTGGCGCTCGATTTGGAGCCTTACCGCTCTTCGGCGACCGAACTGTCCGAGGACATGTTCATGTTTATGCAAAAACACGTGTATCCGGGCAGCGAAAGGAACGGCGGCGCGGGGAAAAAGACCTCTCCTGCCGAGGTTGCCGCCGTTTCTTCCGCCGCACCCGCTCCGACCACGACCGAAGGGGGCGTGACCGAAATGGAGGCCATGGCCACTGCCCCTGAAGGGGGCAATGGTTCCGCCATCCCCGCACCGATGAAGCGCCCACGAGGCCGTCCCCGGCGTGCTACGGCAACCGCGTAGTATCCAACCCCACGTGATCATATAATCATATCACCTCACTCCATATACACGTCATCGTCATCCGGTGGTGAACAATGACGCGTATTTTACACCGGTGTAACACTTCACCGGATCCTGTATATAAAACAAACATTAGGACATTAGAACATTAGGACATTAGAAGACATACGACCGGTAACCACGTAAAAAAAGTCGTCCTACATTACATAGATTAGCGCATGGTCGTATCCAAACTCGTACCCGATATTCATTACGACGAGACGCGGCATGTTCGGGTGGAGGACCAAGGCCTGGACGCCAGCGTGTATTCGATGGACGAGTTTGACCGCACGTTTTTGATTACGCTGGGCAAACCCATTTATACTCACGCGTCCCGGCACCATGTCATCTATGTTCCCATCTATTTGGTAAACTTGGACAACACCATTGACGGACAGATTGGGGTCTACGAGTACCGCGACGCGGACGCGGTGCGGATGCTGGACGCCGAGGGCGATTTTGACCTGGACCGGTTGCCGCCGCCCCTGTGGTTCGCGTTTGCTGCCAAGATGGTGCAAGGTTCGAATTCCGATCTGGGCTCGTATTTGACCAAATGGGAAACGGGGGTGGCCGCCGCCGCCGACGCATCGAGCACCACCGCTCCAAGTTTAGAGGTCATGGTGTCCCCCGACGACGAGGAAGACCCCGCCGAAGATATTATGCGGTTACCGACTCGTGTGGCGGAAGCTCAGGCGGAGGAGGAAGAGAAGCCGACGGTGGTGGTGACCAAAACCTTGTCGCCCTTGCCCACCGAGACCGCCGCCGAGGCCGACCAAGTCCGGGCCGAGTACAAGCCGTCGCCCAAGCACACGTGGATTCAGACCTACATGCAAAACCCGCACTACGGCATCGTCAACGTGGAAGACAACGGCGACTGTTTCTTCGCCGTGGTGCGTGAAGCGTACCGTCAACGCGGGTACAAGACCACGGTGGCCGAACTGCGTGCCCGTCTGGCGCGCGAAATGACCGACGCGATTTACCAAGAAAACCGGCAACTCTATGTCTCCCTCGCGACTCGCATCAAGGACCTGGAACAACAGATGGCGCGCATCAAGAAGACCATCGACACGGACCTGAAGAAACGGTATCAGCAGACCCGGGACGCCGCACAACGCTCCCTTCTCCGCCGCGAAGTCGAATCCCTCGCCGCCGCCCGCAAAGAACTGGCGGACGAACGCGCCGAAACCGAGCAGCTCATTGAGCAAACCACGGGCGACCTCCGCGACCTGGACACGTTCGCCAAGTACCGCGACTACATGCAGACATCGCGCTACTGGGCGGACACGTGGGCCATCTCGACCCTCGAACGGCTCCTCCGCATGAAAATGGTCATTTTCTCCGAGCAAGCCTACGACGAAGGCGACCTGCAAAACGTCCTCAATTGCGGCGAACTCAACGCCGCCGTTGCCGAGAATGCGGATTTCCAGCCGGAATTTTACATACTCACCACCTACAGTGGCAACCATTACCGCACAATCACCTACCGCGACCGCAAACTCCTCACCTTTGACGAGCTGCCTTACCACATCAAGATCATGATCGTCAACAAGTGCTTTGAACGCGACGCCGGGGTCTACTACCAAATCCCCGAGTTCCGCGAATTCAAGGCGCGCTTGGGAATCGATCCGGATTTGGGGGCGCCGAGCCCTACTACCGCGAATGCGACTGCGACCGAGTGCGAGCCGGTCGACGAGGCACTGGCCCGCGACTGGTACGATCCCCAGGTGGTGTTTCGGTTCCACGCCAAAAGCGCAAGTACCACCGCACCGGGTAAAGGCAGCGGGGAAACCATTCCGTCGGACCACGTGGACCGCTATGTTCCGCTAAAGAAGCACAAGGAGTGGCGGCGCAAGTTGGACGACGCGTGGATCGGCGCCCCCTTCAAGGTCGGCACATACACGTACCTGTCGGTGACGCACTACTACCAGGCCGCCAAATTCATGCACGGGTTCCCCGATTTTGCCCAACTGTTTACGGTGGAATCGGGCAGCGACATTGCCAAAGACGTCGCGCTGGCCCGCGCAGCGGGCGGCAAGACGGGCAAGCAAAGCAACCGAAGCGACCTGGGCGGCGACTTAGTGTTGCGCCCCCCCACGGTCATCATGGACCCGGATTTCTACCCGGCCCGGTGCCATCAGGAACGCGTCCGTGCCCTGACCGCCAAGTTCAGTCAACACCCCGACCTCCAACGCATCCTATTGGACACTCAACGCGCCAAACTGACTCGGTACGTGCCTAAACAACCCGCCGTAACCGACGTGGAACTCATGCAACTGCGGGCGGCTTTCCTTGCCAATCAACACCAACCACCCTCAATCGCCCCATAAACTCATGCGTAAACTGTGGTCCAATGCCTCGCCCATGCGCGAAGGAGGCAAGCACCGCGGCGTCTCGCGGTATCGGGCCTTCAACCACTCTCGAAATTGCGGGACGTGGGCAGAATCAAACACAAAGAGGGGCGCGCCAGGAAGATGGTGGGCTGCGCACCAATCCACGAAGGCGTCGGCGTGGACCATCAGGACGTGTTTTAGCACGTAGTAATCAAAGACGTAAGGGTCGTGTTGGCGCAGACGATCCTCGTCGCCGTTGAACCAGGCCCAGATACGACCACATTGTCGCTGGGCCCAGCTGGCTTCCAGTGCCAAGTAACGGGCCAGCGCGGACGGGTTCATCGGCATACGACGTTCCGCCGGAGTCCCGTATTCGTACAGGCGCACCGTCGCCGCAAACCATTCGGCCCAACATTCACAGTAGGCTTCAAATGCGTGGTCGCGGTCGTCGCCGCCACCCGACACGGGTTCTTTAGAATCAGAATAATCTAATCCCAGTGCGTGCATCGTCTCGTGGATCAGCACCTTGAACCACTCTTCTTCACGGAACACGTAAATGGCATTGCGGGGACGTCCACACGGCACCGTGAAAGCGGTATTCACGTGCTCCTCCTTCAACGCGGCACCTGCCACCACGGGCCATTCTTTGCGGACATCACTCAAATACAGGTATATGGATAATTCGGGGGAGCATTCCGATCGGTCCGGGTAACTTCGCTTACCCTCAGGGTTGCTTCGCTTACCCTCAGGGTTGCTTCGCTTACCCTCAGGGTTGCTTCGCTTACCTAAGCGTTCCAGGGTGTGCATCCACATCCACACCAACCGTAACACTTCGCAGGGATCGTGATTTGACTCCAGAACATGCAAATATACTGTCACGGTGCGATGCCCACAATTGAATGTATATGAATAATGGTGCGGGGAACGCGTCTGGATATGTACACGGAGTGGTTCCGGAACCCAGTCAAAATGGGGACCTGGGTCCATTCCGTCGCGGGTCATGTCTCGCAACGACGCTGTAATCTGCGTGACGACGTCGTCCGCGGTGCGAGACACGGCGTGCCATGTGTCATAGACCGGACGAAGGGTTTCCGCCACGTGTCGCCAAACGCGTTTTTCACGCTTACTACGGCGATTTTCGACAGTTTCAACAAATTGTTGGACCAGGGCCGACATTGCACCCTGTTACTATATCTTGTTATCATCAACATAGAAAACATCCGACATATCACTACGGTAATGAACATGAACATGAACACGAACCAGGTTATTCGCGACATTTATCAGACTGCCCGACGCGATCCGACGTTGCAAGGCACCCTCGACGTCGCCGCCCTTTTGCGCCGGGCCAATGACGATACCAGATGCGATCTATCGTGGCTTTTGGGATCGCCACCTGAGGACGACGACGACGAGGAGGAAGACGAGGACGAAGAGACCCAAGCCAACACATATTCCAATTCCTCCGTCGAACGAAGGTTGCCGACGCTGGCCACGTACCAGCACGACATCATGGACCGGTTGAATCTTCTGGTCGATCACGGTTTCTCGGTCTTGAAACTTCCCGCGGCCATCCAAGCCCTGAGTACTTACCGACTCATTGATAACCTGGACGAATTGCGTATTGGACGCTACACCCGGTGGGCATCGCGCATCCCGCCTGACCCCCAATCGCCGTACCCGTACTCACCGCCTAAACTCAATCCGGGGGGGATAGTGTACAATATCACGTTTGACGCTCAAGGTACCCTGGTGCACGTGTATTGCGTTTACAATAAACGTACCGTGCGGTATCGGTTTGACAACATGTTTACGTTTCAAAAATTTACCACTCCCGAATTGTGTATATTGCAGGCACGCGATTTGGCTTCATAGTCATAGAGTTGGTTTCCGCGAAGGCTGAGCGCTCGGTTGGCGCGAAGGCTGGGCACTCGGTTGGCGCGAGGGCTGGGCGCTTGGTTGGCGCGAGGGCTGGGCGCTCGGTCGGGCGTAGGGTTGGCATGAGGGCTGGGCACTCGGTTGACGCGAAGGCTGGTGCGAGGGCTGGGCACTCGGTAGGCGCGAGGGTTGGCGCGAGGGTTGGACCGTGGGTTGGGCCATGGGCTGTCGCGAAGGCTGGTGCGAGGGTTGGGGCGTGGGCTGTCGCGAGGGTTGGGCACTCGGTTGGCGCGAGGGTTGGACCGTGGGTTGGGCACTCGGTAGGCGCGACGGCTGTGTCGTCGGTCGGGCGTAAGGTTGGCGCGAGGGTTGGGCCGTGGGCTGTCGCGAGGGTTGGCGCGAGGGTTGGGCGGTGGGTTCACGGGTCGGCTGGGCGGTGGGACGTGCAAACGGTTGGCGCGACGGTTGTCCGGTGGGAACCCGAGTCGGTTGACCGGACGGCTGGGCGGTGGGTTGACGCGAAGGTTGTCGCGAGGGTTGGCGCGAGGGTTGCGAGGTGGGTTGGCGCGAGGGTTGCGAGGTGGGTTGGCGCGAGGGTTGGCGCGAGGGCTGCGACGTGGGTTGGCGCGAGGGCTGCGACGTGGGTTGGCGCGAGGGTTGGCGCGAGGGCTGCCCGGACGGACGACCCGCCGGTTGCCGGGAAGGTTGGCCAGTGGGTTTTCGGCTCGGTCGCCGAGTGGGTTGCCGGGAAGGTTGCGCAGACGGACGACCCGCGGGCTGCCGCGTGGGTTGACGGGTCGGTTGGGACGTGGGAAGACGCGACGGTCTCGCCGTCGATGGGGAGACCGTGGGCGAGGCAGTGGGAGACAAGGTGGGGGCACGTGACGGAGGAGGACGCGTAGGACCGTCCGTGGGTTTAGCGTACGAAATCGGTGAGGAGGGACCGTAATAAGGGTTCGGATAGTTCGGAGGGGCGTGGTACCCACGAGCATCGTCGTATGTTGTAAAATCCGCAAAAAAGGTATCAGGTGGACGAGATATCACATACGTAGGTGCACTTGTTGATTTGATTGTTGCAAACGCAAACAGTAATAATGGGGTGATGGTAGATAGCACAAACCAGAATGACATGTGTGCGCTTTGTGATATCTAAATCTATTTATATCTTAGATCGAGAAAATACCACCGATGGTATTTCAACGTCAGATAGGGGGGGCGAATGAACACGATGATCTCATCGAAAAGATTCAGGAGGGAATAGCCTTGACCGACCAAGAAAAAACCCAGTTGTCCGGTATTGTTCTCGACGGCATTTCATTCGCAGATGGCTACGATTTATCGGGCGCCGATTTTTCCGAGGCCACCTTTATCGGTATCAATGATCTGGGAGAACCCCGTGTCAATTTTGAAAATGCAATTTTTACACGTGCGACGTTCCGCGACGACTGTTATTTTCCAAATGCAATCTTCAATGGTGCCAGTTTTGCCGAGGCGAAACTGAAGGGGGTCGTGTTTAGACACGCGTCCTTTGGGGGTCATGTCGATTTTACGAGAACCCGTCTGGACGATGTCGTATTTGATTGCAGTCCAGATTCGGAAATTGGCACCATCGATTTCACCGAATCAAGATGGAAAAATGTTACAATTTGCCCCAGTTATCCGAGTAATACACCTCGAGAAACGCGCAGGGCGTTTTTCAATCGCAGCGTATTTACCAACGTGAATATGACCAATACCATCATCCTGGGGGCGTTCGAGGTGGACATGCAGTACATTCTAAGTCGTTTCACTGCGACCCAGCGTAGCCAAATTAGCTTTCATGTGGTGGTGGATGAGGTTCCGCAAGACGAAGAAAATACAGAGGCCGGTTACTTGAATACGGATGTTCCGGGGAATGTTCCCGAGAATGTTCCTACGGCGTCGACGACCCTTGTAGATAAAATACGGTCCAACGTTCCATTGACCGACCAAGAAAAATCGCAGCTCTCCGGAATCGTTTTGGAAGACTACCAATTTGACGCCGCATCTTACAATCTTACCCACGCGAATTTGACGGGAGCCCGTTTTCGGGGCGTCCGTTTCGATAACGTGTATATGGATCATGCTAATCTTACCGGGGCAACCCTTTACGATGTGGAACTTGTATCGGCATCATGCAGTCGTGCAAATTTTACCCGCGCCACTCTGGGTGAAGTCAGCTTTTCGGATGAAACCATGCGTCATCCGGCCGATTTTACCGAGTCAACCTGGTCCAATGTCGTTATTTTTATGAGTGGAGTCACTCGTTTAAGCGAGCTGGAGGAGGATATGCCTCGGTACGCCATTTTCAAAAGTAACTTTACCAACACGCGTTTCGTAAATACGAACATTGACGGTGCTCACATCCACGAAATACTCTACATTCAACGTATGTTTACCCTCGAGCAGTTGGCTAATATCCAGTTTGTATTTATAAACCGAACAGTCTTGGAAGACGATGTGGGCGACGAGACCGACGATGTCGAGGACGAGGACGACGACGTCAACATAGAAGTGCCGCCGTCAGGTTTAGGACGAAGTGAGGCGACGATTCCTTACCGTGCCCGCGGGACGGACCCGGTCGGTTTAGAATACGACATTCCGGTCCGAGAGTTTCTGGAGGACCAAGACCACGCCGACCACGTCGCCATCCAACTTCACCGCGATATTTTTATCTTGGACACGTCCGACGTGCGCCGGTTGTACCGCGACGGGACGCGCTACGAATGTTACGAGGCCAACACGATGCATCCCGAGAATATCAACCGCCGCCCCGCCGAAACGCTCTTCAACCTGAAGGCTACCGGGGTCCCGTTGGACGGGTACGTTTATTTGTCGGAGATCAAAGCGGTGGTGGAAACCCGGCCGTCGAGATACTATACCTTGGTCGCCACCCACAAAGAAGTGGTTTCGGTCGTAAGCGCCGATGTTATGGACCACGCCGGCAGCTTCGTCGGCGCATCGCATTGCCAAGACGGACAAGGTGGGCGGGTATACCGAATCATGGTGGCCACCTTGGGACAGCCTTCGCCGAAACCGCGTAAAACACGGCTAAAACTGACTCGTCGACCATCTCAATCTCGCAAACCGAAAACCCTCAAAAAACTGATAAAAAACACCACCTTGAAACGAGGAAAACCCCTCCCCCACAAAAAAAAACGGACCTTGCGCAACTATTACCGTTCACATTCACTCGCATAGAACATTAGAACATTAGAACATTAGAACATTAGAACATTAGAACATTAGAACATTAGAACATTAGAACATTAGAACATTAGAACATTAGAACATTAGAACATTAGAACATTAGAACATT